TTCGAATCTCAAGAGATCCGTCGTCCATCCAAAATAGAGCAAGTTCTTGAAGTCCAAGACCATCGAGAACTTTGGGTGAAATGATCTTCTTGCCTGTCGGATAAAGAAGTTCATACACTGGGGTCAGTATTTTCTTGTTTGTAACACCAAAACGAGCTGCCGGATATTTGCCTTTGTCAACAAAGCATTTAATACTTGCTTTGGTTCCAAGAATTGCATTTAGCTTTTCCAGTTGCCAAACAGCATAGGCAAGGTGTTGCTGCTTCCTTTGAATATGTAGCGTTACGGATCCAGATCTTTTACATCTAGACAAACACCCATCACCAAGGGAGCATCCAATCAAGAATCTTTGGCTTTCAAGGTTCGTCATGGGGCCGACAACGTTAGTCGTTGAACCTTCCATTTATTACTAAATGGCTTGGCTGCTGATTACCCTACCAGTATAGCTCTTTAGAGTACTGGCTGGGGGGCTTCCAGCAATTCACCCCGTTTTCGACGCAGATTACGCTGCGAAGGAGCTTACCGGAGTACCAGCAAAAACACTGGTAATGACGGATGTCAACTCTTTAAGCACAACAAGCACCTTTTCTTTGGTGATGTTGCGGCTGTTGGCGGTACCGATAGTTTGGTCAGCCACACGCTCGCGGCTGTCCTTCGTACCAGGGGTACCCCAGAACTTATAGCGGTCCAGCTGAACGGTTTGACCAGGCTGGCGGGTAAAGTCGTGGACCACCACGGGCTCTACCGCCATCTCGGCAATGTAAGCAGGGTGGGGACGGTAAAGTTCCGCACCAAGAATCTTTGGAAAGTCGGTATCAAGAAACACTTTGGTTTATCCTCCAGTGTTTGAACAATTATCGGGTGAAAGATTCGACATGTCAAATGTCTTATCTATCACAAATTTTAGCAGTTGGTAATTTATTTAATTACAAATACTGCATGGTGGGCGCTTTATTGGTCGCAATGTAGCGAGCACCAGGGGAATTGCTAGATCCGTAAGCTTCGGGATCTGTGATTTGTTGCTGTTGGAAGCCAGGGACGCCCAAGGATTGTGCAATGTTAGAAACACCACCTCCGGCCATTCCTCCAAGACCGGCAAGACCGGGAAGACCTGCCATCATCAAACCTTGTCCCACCCGCGTGTCGCGGCTAAATTGTTTCATAGCCTGCTCACCAGCAGCAAGATTATCAACAAGATTTAAAACCTTATTTCTTGCTGCTTGAGCAGTAGACGTAGCACCAGCTTCTGCCGCTTTCCTAGCACGCATTTCGTATTGAACAGCGGCACGATCCATTGCATTCATGACTGGCTCTTGCACAGCACGCGCCTTTTGCAATTCCGCACCACGTTGCCCGATAGATCGACCAGCTAATGCGCCAAGGGCGCCAGCTCCTGCGGCTTCAGCAAGAATGCGGCCAGGATCTTTCTCTTCGCCACTAAGTGCGTTGCCAACAACAGAGCCACCTGCACCAATAAGCCCGTAAGCCAATGGTGCATATTGCGCGGTATTGGCAGGAGAAAGTGCAGCTTTTACGTCCTGAGCATACTTACCAGCAAGCATGTTTTGTGCGCCCTCAACACCACTTGCAAGAGCACCGACTAACCTGTCGCGATTAGAACCAGCGGGTACATTGCGACCAATGTCGCCAAGTACATTACCGGCTCGTGTTAAGAGACCCATTGTCTCACTCCATCACAAACAGTTTGTTTGCAATCACGTTCGGCTGAGCCTGGTTGATAACACGCCAGGCATTTTGGGGATCACGCGCCATCATTTCGTTAAACGTGTTCCAGAAGTTCTCAGGTTGCTGAGGAGCAGCGGCAGCAGGCGGTGCAGGGAACTGACCCATTTCAGGCTGAGCCACTTGAGTAGGATAACCACGCGTCTCAAGCTGGGCTTCGTTTTCGTACACGGGGTACGGACCTTCGGGACCAAAGAACTTCAGCGTGTAATCGCTGAGCACATCAGGATTGGTCAGAATCTCGTTATAAGCCAGATTCTCTTGGTGCTCGTTGACAGCAAAGTTGGCGTAGCCGGTGATTACGTTAGCGGCTTGATTTCCCCACGCGACGGCGCTGTCCAGCATTTGCTCCAGGTTTAGAGCGTAGTTGTTCAGCAGGGCCGGGGCCTCCAGTCCGAACGCGTCCATCACCTGGCGGCTTTCCTGGCTCATTCCCACCAGATCCGCGATTTGCTCCAAGGAAGGAGTCGAGGAGGTTTGGGAAGAGTTGGGCGAGTATGCCTGGTTGGGAGACCAGGTCTGCGGAGCCGATTGTTGCGTAGCTTGGTTGCTGGCCAGACCGTAGTTGGCCGGGGAATACTGAGTCGTCGGTGTTGACGATTGACCCTGGAACGGGGACTGGACTGGTGCGCTCAGCAGGTTCACCACCTTGTTGAACGCCGATTCCCAGGGATTCCCCGCCGAGGTTTCCGCCGGTTGGGATTGGGGGGCGTACTGAGTAGGGCTGGATTGGTAGCTGGGGCTCGCCTGAGGTACCGCTTGGGGGTAGCTGGTACCCACTTGGTACGCCACCGGACCCGCCTGGTAGCTGGCCGGAGCTGCTTGAGGTGCCGGAGCTGCCACCACGTAGCTGCTCGGAGCGACGGCCGCTGGCGCTTGGCTCGTCTGTGGGATCGATTGGACGGTAGCGTCCTGCATAACTCATCTCCTTTTGTAAAGCTTCTAATGTGCGATACAGATATGGGGTTAAATCCAATCTCGGATCCGCAGCCATCGGTAGGTCCGGTGATTGCGGGTGGGGGGTCTGCATCATTCCACCCACTAGGCGAGCAAATTGAGAGTATGCACCCTGCAATTCGTTCACCATCCTGAAGGGGAACCCCGATAACATCGCGGCCCGCTCCTCATCCGTTTTTGAAGGGAAGAGGTATTTCAGTGCTTCAATGCTATCAACACCTAATTCCTGCAGATTTCGTACCACGATGGAGTTGTTGAGGATGTCTTGGGTTGAATCCTCATAAACAGGGCCTAACCAACGCCAAAGCATGGTCTCATCACCATCTGGAATTAAGCCCAAGACTCCGGGAGGGATTTGTTGTGTACGGAGACAAGCCATCATTAACTGCTTGACTCGATCTTCAAAAACATTAAGCGCTTCTTCGTAAGCATTGATGTCTTCATCAGATGCGTTCTCTGGTAGGTCCAGGGGGCGCTCTAATCCTGCTGCTGCGGCAAGAGTTTGACGGAATAGCTTTTCTTCTTGGAAGATAATCAATTCGAGGCAACGGCAAATACCGTGGGTGTAAACAGCATTTGCTTTTTTCTTTGCTGTGGCGGAAACACGACCAAACAAGGATTTGTATTCGGTTGCCGTTACGCCAGCAGAAATAGAAAGTTCGTCAACACCACCAAGTGCCGTGCGAATCTCTTCGCGATACTGACGAGCAAATGAGTTCTGGTCCCCTGTAATAGCATCTGGAACAATATAGCCAACACGGTCGTTAGGCTCCAGGTTTGCAATGACGCGTGGGACCCTGATAGTGCCGTCAACACCACGACTAATTGGATCTTGTTTGAATGTAGAACGGCTCAACGCCGACATGCTGTTAAAGCCTGAGTTGGCCGCGATAGACGGCCTTTGAACAACAGAGTCGCCTCCGGTCTCAATAAGGTCCGTTTTTGGACGAGAGGAAAGAAGTGTTGGATTACCAAAGAATGTGATGTTTTTCCGCATGGTGCGGACAATTTCATCATGCGTGACGATGTGATTAGCGAGTGCATCAAACTCTCCCACGCCTTCGTTTGAGAAGCCTTTGGGATTGTTAAAGATTTCTACGCAAGGAATGAATCCGAGAGTGTTTTTAAATGTCTTGGTTTTGCCAGGGATAGCCTGATAGTTAGTATCAAAAGAAATCTCGCCTTCCGAGTGGGTTTCTTCGATTGTTTTGCGCTTGATTGAAAGTCTGATATAACGTTTAATGCCTTGATTGCCAAGTGTAGCCATGCCGGTAAGACTACTGGATGCAACATCTTGCTGATAACCAAAGCCATTACGCACCTTATAGCTATAGATGATTACAACTTCATCTAGCTCTCCGTCAATGTTGTAGAAACTTCTGTATTCGTGTTTACGGAAAAAATAGAGGCGATAGTTGTTTTCTGTTGGACGAATATAAAAAATTCCTTGGCCATCACAAAGGAAATAATCCCAGATGGAATCTAAGCGCGTATCTAGTTGATTGTATTTAATTACACGGTCGATAAAATCTTTGCGTTGATTACCAAAGTTATCTTGAGCTGGAAAAAATTCAACCCCTTGACGAATACCAAACAGTTTCATCTGCGAAAGATGAGAGGCGACAATGCCCGTATCAATCATTGCCCCACCGTCTTTTTCAAGGTAGGAGTCAATGATTTCTTTAAGTCGGGATTTAGCGTCGCCAGCCATTAACTATCTTTTTCTATTTACTGATCTTAGCAGTTTTCTTTTAGAAAGGCATGTTAAATCTAGCTTCTCCACCAAAACCACCTTGGTTAATTGGTGCGCCCTGCCTGCGAGGACGGTAATTTACATTAAAACTGACCCCTGGAGTTTGATAGCCGGCTTCAACCCTGTACTCCGAAGGCAGTTGAACACCTTGTTCTGAATATCCGGGCATGTAAGAACCTCCAACAGTCAATCGTTGGTTCGGATCAAGCTGGATAACTGCATTACCACCAAGTTTTTCAACACCTCCTTCAACAAGATCAGCGTTAAAGTTAACAGGAATTGGACCGCGATAATTAATTGGTTGGTTAATATTGCTAGAGCGTTCTTGCATTCTTTGGCTGAAAATTTGCTGCTGCCTTTGTTTTTCTTGTAGAGTTTTTACATCCTCTGTAGAGGTAGGCAGTTGCATCTGCCCCTGAAAAGGATAAGCAAAAGGAGCGTTTCCTATTGGAATAGAACCATTATTTTCCGGTGTTCCAGGGGAGAAGGTGTTTTCCGCCATGCCAAAAGAAGAAGCGCCCCCTGGTACGGCTTGCGCAATTAACCCGCCTGCGTTACCAATTCCTGCAAGTGGAAGTTGCGGTCCAGTGCGGCGAAGAAAAATTTCTTTTTCGTTTGGGTTATCTGTTTTTATTCCTTTGTTATAAATTTTTTGCTGTCGTTGATCACGCTTGAAAGCTTCGGGATCAATAGCACTGCCTTCTCCACCAATAAAATTTCCGCCGGCCAAAAAGTTGCTATTGGGGAGGGCTCCAGCATTGCCCATGTCAACTGGTTGGCCGCCGTAAACCCTATACATATTTCTTAAAAGTTTTTTTTATTCTACTCTTCTAAAACTTCATAACCAAACGAATCATGGACTTTGGTTAGCACAACTCCTTCGCCGCGCAAGTCCCAATTCAAAACATCACCTTCTTGCCAGCCAAGCTCTTCAATCAATTCTTCGGGAAATGTAATGAACAGATCTCCGTTTTCGTCTTCTTGCACTTCAACAATGTAGCTCATTTTGACAAAAGCTTTTCCATTAGCTTATCAAGCTTAATATTGATCTGCTTGAAGTTATCGTGCATTTCTTGGATTTCCCTTAGAAAGTCCACCTTAAGAACATACTCCAAAGGCATGCGATTGATTTGGTTTTCCAGGGAGTTAACCCGGTTTTCTTGTGCAGACAACATTAGATGAACCTGCTTGATCCGTTCATGTGCACGGCTTAAGATTCTGTTGGCTACCCAGGAACCCCCGGTAAAGGCAGAAATAGCAGCCGTAAGCCCGAGGGCTAGGTATTCTGGGCCCACAAGTAACAACGCATTTTTTTAATTCTAAAACCTAGTAATCAAGATGTAACTCGCCCTTACGCATAAGACCATTAACCAACCAGACCAATGCATCAACGCAGTCGTCGTGACTGCTAACACCAAAGTTGGTCAATTCTTCAAACATTGCAGTAAAGTTTCTAAACCGATTGAAAATAATTTTGCGATCTTCAAACATACCAATAATGCCTCTGAAGCGAGCAAGTTTATCAGCTCTGAAACCTTTGACCGGGTGCCAATGCAAGTTGTACAGGCTTTCGTTGGTTAAACAAATTCGTTTGAAATCAGCCTCCAGGGATGCCTGGTATGCAACTGCTTCACTCCAAATGTCACACGTTGAATAAGTGGGGAAATAATTACCTGCTTCATCTTGACCAAGAATTGACCAATCATTAAGCAATTCTTTAAGAGCATCTAGTTTTTCCAGATTACCCATGACGCGTAACCGGCGATAATCAATAATGTGTATCTTGTCTCCAATGCGTCCACCAAGAATCATCACTGTATAGTCATTTTTTTCCTTTGTTCCAACAGAAAGGTCAACGCCAATACCAAGAGTGTCGAACTCTGTTGCAATTTCAGCTTTAACAATTAACTCTGGTGCCAGGGAGAGCTCATTCTGTCTGACAATTTGATTCATGTACTGGAACGAAAAAGCAATAGGGGCTTGCCGTTTCTTTTCTTTTAAGTACTCCAATGACCACATCTCTGGCCAATATGACTGCTCATCCCCTGTTACAGGATCTGTTTTAATGGCAGGAAGAACAATTTGCTGCCAGTTGTTTTGTTCATTGAAAGTGGTTGCATGAATATCATCGTGACGGAAGCGAGTACCAAGGCAAATTGCCCGACCGCCTTCAAACATAGTTGGCGAGATCACGGCGTTCCAGTTGTCCTGCATCATCTTTCTGATGTCAGGGTTGGCAATATCCGCTGAGCTTTTGATTGCGTCGTCAATACAAATTAAGTGACTACGTTTGGAAGTCACTGAACCTTTTAGGCCTGCGGCACATAATGTAAATTGCTCGTCACCGGTAACATCAATGCCTGCAAATTTATGGTCAATAGACCAATACTCATTGCTAGTGACGTTTTTTAAAAGACGAACTGTTGGGAATACTTCTTGATATCGTTTGCTTTCAATGATTCGTTTGATGGTTGCAGACTTTGAACGGGCAATGTCAACGGTATATGACAGGTAAAGCACCTGCAAGGGTTTCTTTGCTGTTGTGTGGACGCCTATAGCCCAAGCGGCAAATAAGCCCAGTACGGTGCTCTTGGCTGAGCCCCTAGGAGCTAAAAGGTCAATGTTTGGCCCAGCAATTTTTACCAGGCAAGAACTGTCTTGTCCTGTTACAAACTTATGGTGCCACTCTTTGTGGTGTTCTGCGGGAGGTTTATCGGCTACGTATTCGCAAAAATATCCAAAGTCTTCGCGTGCCCTCTGGATATCTTTAATATTTTTTGGATCTTTGATTAACTTCCTTCGTGCAGCTGCTTTAGCGTTACGGCGATGCGCTAAGTGTACGTAAGCAGGCACAGGATTAATTCAGTGTATTAACTGAATCGTAGCCTATTTAGACTTAGATTTGGAACGCTTGCTCTCTTGGTACTTACGAGCTTTGTCAAGAGCAGCTTTACGCTTTTCTTTGTCCGACATCTCAGTACCGTCTTCTTTTTTCGCTTCTTTTTTCTTGAGGTATTCAAGAAATTGAGGTGGCATTTTGCTACTAGCCATCAGCAAATAATCCGCAGAAGTTAAATTACTTTATGTTTATTTTAACTGGGACTACTCTTCTAATTGCATTCGAGACCAAACGCTCATTGAAGCTTCTTCCAAGGGACCTTCGTAGGGGTCGTCTTTGAAAATCATCAGCAACTCACGAATGGCTCGATCAGCACCAGCCATCAGCAAACCCTTGCGATCTTTAGTAGCTGTAAATTGCTCAACCTGTGCAATAGTCCCACGTAATTCTTTTTGTAGTGCAGCAATACGTGCAACGCCTGCATCACGTTTTACGATTTTGTTTTCAATATCTTCCCGAAGTTTTCGCATGTCTTCCAGCATCTCGTCAATTTCCCCCAATAGGGTTTTGCGGTGATCTGGTTTTCTATAGTTCTCTTTGATCCAGAGATCACATGCAGTAATACTTCCGGTGTATCCTAGGAACCTGGCGTAGAGATAAATTTCTACAACCGAATAGTTATCTTCGGCGAAATAGCAGAACGTTTCCTGTTCTGGAGCATCTAAATTATCAACCCAATTCTCAAAGAGCTCAATATCGATAAGCTCGTTGGGCCTGGCCGTAATCTCGTTCTTCGTCTTTTTGCTTGAACTGCTGCTGTTGCTCGGCAGAGGTGCGGGACTCTTCTGCTCCTTTACCGATAGTTTCACGTTCTTGTCCACCAGCAGTCTCCATTTTTTTCTTGGAAAATTCGTAAGCCACGCCAGCAGCCTGACGATATTTGTCTAGATCAAACCAGTCATCTGCACTGGATTGTCCAACAGGAACGTCGGAAAAACTACTGGTCATGGCTTATAAATCTTACAAGAAAAAATCAGAAGTTAGACATCATAGAGGCAAGGCCTTGGGCGTAAATGTCACGGCGGCTCTCCAGTGATTTCTGGCGCTGCTGACGGCCCTTAGAACCTTCCAGGCGTTGAAGCAGTTGCTCAAACTTATTAATATCAAAATAGTCGTCGCCTTCAGGCTGACCAGCGGGAGTAGAAGTCATGGTTATCAGAAGTTAGACATCATAGAGGCAAGGCCTTGGGCATAAATATCCCTACGGCTTTCGAGCGACTTTTGGCGTTGCTGCCGGCCTTTGGAGCCTTCAAGACGCTGAAGAAGTTGCTCAAACTTATTAATATCAAAATAGTCGTCAGCCGTTGGCTGTCCGGTAGGTGTCGAGGTCACTTAGAACAATCAAACTAAAATCATTATAACAAGCAATATTTACGAGAAATTAAATGAACCAACCAAAGACTTGTAGATATCGCCTTGTGCAGAAATTTTGGCAACATCTTTAGCACCTTGATTCCTAAGGTCTTGTACCTCTTTATCAATAGCACCTTGTAAACCAGTCAAACCAGCACTGTATAAATACTGCCTGGTATCACGGATGTTTTGAGTTTGCTCTTCAATTTCAGCAGGTGTGCCAGTAAAGCTTTCACCAAATTGCGGAAGTTCAACACCAGACCTGGACGCAATCTCGCCTTTATATGTAGGAAGAAGATTTGGGGAAAATTTAAACGTACGCTTGCCGGTTCTCTCTCCGGCTTGATCGGTCGTTTGTTGTCCATACATTGTGTCGTAATAATTAGCAATATAACTTTGATTGAATTTTTTCTTATATTCTTCGCTACTGAGTAACGTATCCTTAAGATCGTCGTTGCTCTTGTAATAACCCTGGTTAAAGCGTTCCAAGGCCTTTTGTTTTTCTTCTGCTGTTGCAGAGCGCCCCAGTTTTTCTTCGTATGCTGCTTCAATGGCCGTTGAACGCTGACCAGGAAGTAGTTCTTTGGTATAGATGTCAGTCAGCGCTGTAATATCTTCCTCAGGCGGATTTAGACTGTATTTAGATGCATAATCACGAAGTTGTGAAGTTGCATCTTGATAGCTAAGAAGACCCTGGCGCATTTGCGATTCAATGCCCCTACGCAAACCACCGTAGGCAAGTTGTGCCGACGCTTTTCTTGCCGCTTCTTTATTTATTGCTGCTTCTTTTTCTTCCTGCGCACGCTGATCAGCAAGGCTTTCTTTTTCCTGTTGATACCTCAAATATTTCTCAAAGGAGTCATCCTTTGGAATATTGGGTGGTTGATAGTTAACCGTACGACTTCCGCCCATTTTTACCTCCTGTTAGACAACCATAGAACTAACATTTGTTGGAGCTTTAGGCCCAAACATTGCAGCCATACCGCCTTCAATATATAATGCCTGGTTGCGCTTCATATTAAGCAGGTTTTCAAACCTTTGAGCAGCTTGTGCCTCAGGACTGATTTTGGCAAAACGCGAACGACGCGCTCCTTCTGTAATGCCTGCAAGTTCTTTTTCAAATCCTGGACCTAACTCCCACTCACGCCCGCGTTGCTCGCGACCAAATGCAAGGTCGGCAGCTGTTTGACCAAAGACTCTTGCGCCAAGATTCTCAGC